TCCATCTTGGACAGTAGATGTAGAAACGAATGGCTTAGATGCTTATGGTTACAACCAGCTTTGTGGCATAGGCATAGCCATCGACCGTAAATCGGACTCAACATATTATTTTCCATTCAGGCATCAGCAATCCGGGAACTTAAATCCTTCATACCTCCCTACCTTGATGGACCTAATGAGCACCCGAACTGAACTGCTTGGATATAATCTAAAGTTCGATTTACGGTTCCTAACTAATGATGGGCTAGATATCACTAACAGTAAGTTAATTGATGTCATGCTGCTAGTTAGGTTAACCGCAGATTCTACTGTAAATGAATTAGGGTTAACTAAGACCCTAACAAGATTTTATGGTCCTCAAGCCGCAGAATACGACATAGAAACAAAGAAATATTTAAGGTCTAACAAATGGCATAAGGACTTTTCTTTAGCTCCACCAGATATTTTGGGGGAATATTGTGAATATGATGCCTACTGGACCTTACAACTTTATAAAGATTGTTTAGGAAAGATTGAACAAAGTAATCAGCATAAAGTATTAGAGCTGGAATATGAATTAACTCGTGTTTTATTTGATATGGAAAGCAGGGGTGTAGTTATTGATTCAGATTATGCTCAACAAACTATTAAAAAAATTGAAGCTCGTAAGATAGAAGTGGAAGCTAAGATATTTGAACTTAGTGGTAGAGAGTTTAACATTCGCAGTACTCAAGAGATAGGGACTATATTTAATGACATGGGAATTGAGTCTAATATACTCACTAACACTGGGAGACAGTCATGGGGAACTGCAGCTTTAGCACAGATTAATCACCCATTAGCGGGATTGATAAGACAGCATAGGGCGTTAACTAAATTATCTTCTACGTATCTTGAGCCTTATATTGATAAGCCAGTACTCCACACCAACTTTTGTAATTGGGGAACTTTAACAGGAAGGTTATCATCGAGAGAACCTAATTTACAGAACATTCCTCGAAATCATTTTAATCTTAGAGATAGGGAACTATCGGCTGAGGAGTTAGAAATAGTTCAAGGACGTATAGAAGCTACGGCTAATCTAGAAGACGGAGTTCATTTAGATAACGATGTATTAAATACATGGGGCTTTATGGGAGACGAGTCTTATGATGAGTCTGACGACCGTCAGGTTTCCATTAGAAGATTATTTTTACCTAGAGAGGGATATCAATTAGTAAGCTTTGACTATTCTCAGATGGAAGTTAGGGTGTTTTTAAGTTACTTACAGAACGATAGTATGCAGGAGCTTTTAAACAGGACTGATGTAGACTTCCATGGGGAAGCGGCAAAGATTGCATTTGAGTTAGATGAAGATGACCCACAGTTTAAGTACTATAGGCAAATGGCTAAGGGGATTACTTTTGGAATTATATATGGAATTGGTAATCAACGTCTTGCTCAGCAGCTACAGACTACTAAGCAAGAAGCCGGGAAGTATAAGAAGAGGTACTTAGACAGCATTGAAGGCTCTAGAGAGTTCATACGAGGCGTTATGAAGGCTGTAGAGAGCCGAGGATGGATAAAGAACAAGTATGGTAGGGTTTATAAGATACCATCTGGTATGAGCTATAAAGGAGTTAATTACCTAGTTCAAGGTACTAGTGCAGATATCTTAAATGAAAGGTTAATTAAAGTAGATGAATTTTTACAAGGTAAGTTAAGCAAACCTTTACTTCAAGTTCATGATGAAATCATTTGTGAAGTACATGAAGATGAGATGGATGAGGTAGTCCCAGAGATTATTAAGATAATGCAGACTAATAGTTTAGGAATTCCTTTGTTTGTTGATAAAGAGGTTTGTACCCCATCATGGGCTACTAAGATGGACTATGAAGATTACGTGACATCTTATGCAGATAGTGATACACTTAAAAAAATTACAAAAACGGAGGGCATTATGCCGAAGATTACATCCCACCTCGGAGTCACTATGAATGTTGGCAAAGACGGCTCGAATCAATATGCTAGATTAGACATTACAATTAGTGATATAGATACTGAAATACCTTTAGAACCCCAACTTGAAGATAGTAATAAAGTAATTGATGCAGTATATCAAGCTACTAAAGAAAAACTATCTGCTCAGATTAGAGATTTACGTAATAGAAACTCTGATAAGGAATAGGGTAGTTATATGAAAGACAATGCAGAAGAGGTTATACAACAACTTCTCGCTAAAAAAGATTTAAACTTATTTAGGGGAAGTAATGATGCGTTTTCTTATGAGCGCATACCCTTTGGTATTCCTGCGTTAGACTCCCTTACGGGAGGAGGGATACCTAAAAAGCGTATGACTCTTCTGTACGGTCCTACCAATGTAGGAAAATCTTACTTAGCCTCTCAAATAGCTCGAAATGCCCAAACAGCGGGTGGTACTGCTGGTTGGATAGACACAGAATTATCGTGGGATGCAGGCTGGGTTACGAAATGTGGCTTAGATGCAGAAAAGATTCTGGTTGCTCAACCCACTAATGGGGAAGATGCATTAGAAATTGTTAGAGAGATGATGAGGGCAGGCGTAGATGTTATTGTGTTAGATAGCATTGCAGGTCTTGTACCTACAACAGTTGTCGAAGAAGAATTTTCCTACAACCCTATGGCATGGCAGGCGAGGTTTATTAATGCGTCATTGCCAAAACTGCTTCCTAATTTAAAACACGGCTCTGCGTTAGTGGCAATTAATCAAGTTCGTTCAAGTTTGGGACCCGTTGCCATAGACAACATGCCCGGTGGATTAGCACAAACTTTCTTTTCGCATTTTCTCCTGCAAGTTAGACGTAGCGGCTGGATTGAAGAAAACAAGCAAAGAGTTGGTTTTGATATGGAAGTGCGATTACGCAAAAGTAAAGTGGGTGGTGAGAATTGGAGGTCGGCTGTTGTGCCATTTAGGGTAGATGGCGGAATAGATATATTAGAAAGCTTCATTAGAGAAGCTATAGATGTTGGACTTATTACTAGAGCAGGTGCTTGGTATAGTTATAAGGAAGATAAAGTTATGGGTCTAAATGGATTAAAACAATTTTTTATAGATAATCCAGAGAAAATTGATGCCCTCAAACAAGAAGTATCATGAACATCAAACCAACCGATTTTACTCATCAAGAGAACATTATTGCAGAATGTTTATCTGACATGGGAATGAGGTTTGAGCAACAAAAACAATTTGGTAATTATACAGTTGATTTTTGGATAGCAGATTTAAAGTTTGTAATTGAAGCTGATGGCGTTTATGGGCATTTAAAAAAACGAGATTTGAGACGGGATATGGATTTAATGGAAAACCCATCTATAGAATATATTTTTCATATTAGGGCTGAGACTAAACTACGAGTTGAGGAGGAGTTATGGCGAGCCTTAGCGAGCTGCTAGAAGATAACGTAGACGGTATACAAGATAAGTGGCTTTTAAAGAGTATAGATACTAGTCTTAAAGAAGCTCAGAGACCTGCTAGGCAAGGAGTATTTTATCCTTCTGCTTTAGGGAGTATCTGTGATAGGTATTTATATAATTGTTATAATGGGCTTGTTAAAGAAGAGGAGATAAGTGCCGTAGCAAGGCGTATATTCGATTGCGGAGATTACTTAGGGTACAGGTATGAAAAGTATTTTGAGAAAATGGACGTGCTTTTAGAAACAGAGTCAATTATTAAAGCTGATGACCCCCCTATTTCTGGTAGATTAGATTTTTTAATTAGCCATCCAACGCATGAGAAGTTATTAATTGAATTAAAATCTATTAATCAACGTGGGTTTAATGCTCTTAAAGAACCTAAGCCTGAACATACCGTACAAATTCAAATTTATTTAAATCTTACGGGATACCAACACGGTGTGGTATTATATGAATGTAAAAACGACCAGAAGATTAAAGCTTTTGAAGTTAAAAAAGACCCTGAGCATTGGAAAGAAATTCATGCTAGATGCAATAAAATTATGAATATGACAAGTCAACCAGAAAAATGTACTGGTTATAGATATTGTGCCTGCAAGAGAGAAGATTAGTTATGGCAGATGAACAACGATGGTCACCTCTAACAGCATTAGGAAATGCAGAAACTTTTATAAAAGATTTAGCTATTCCGGCAATAGGGAAAGAAGTTACTAAAGAGTATAGCGTTGATTTTACTAATTTGATGAACGCTACTAATCAGCAATTAGAAGAGTTTTTAACTATGTTTGGGGGATATAAAGCATATCTAGAAAATCAATTAGCTGATGTTACAGCAACTAAAACAGCATTAGAAGCGGCTTTTAATGAGAGATATTCTACGGCTATTTATAAATTAGCAGATGAACGGGAAGAAGCAGGTAAAAAGAAACTTACTAGAGAAGAGGTTAGAGGTGCTGCATTTGAAAAATATCCTAATTTAACAGATTTAAGAAAAGAAATTATTGGGCAAGAGGCTATTCATATAAAAGTATCGGGCTTGCTTAATGCCTATAAATCAGCTTATGATGCAGTCTCTAGAGTTGTAACCTTACGCAATATGGGTAGGGACAATACCAAGACATGGGGGTAAAAAGTGGTAGCTAAAACAAATAAATATAGAATTTGGGTTGAACATAGATTAGTTCATGCTATTGAAGTTACAGCTGAATCAGCTGAAGAAGCTGAGAACAAGGTATATGAACAGCAACGTAAAGGTACGTATTGTTCTAAACATAAAAAATCTGAAAAAGTTACATGTCAAAAAATTGTAGAACTTATGGAAACTGAAATTAAAAAAGATAGGTCATGGATAGCTTATGGATAAACGCTTTAAAACGCTAGACGACCATGAGTTATTAGATACAGCTAATAAAGCGGAGATTATTCTTCGAGGAATGCGTTACGCTATTGTATATCAAGACATTGATACTTTACGAAAATGTGTAACAGATTTACGAAATTGCGTGTTAGACATGAATGAAATAGTAGAGGAAGAGTTTGGTAAAGAATGAGGGTAATTGGCAGATTTTTGAAGACCTCCCTGAAACTGTATATATGGGGATTGACTGTTCATCTAAGGCAGTCCATGCGGTCTTAGTTGATGCTGCTGAAACTGTTATAGGTCAGGCAAAATGGGGAAGTTCTGAAAAAGATTTTAATTTAAGAAGTCTTCAAATTGCTCGTAAATTTGCGGAAGATTTGAGTAAAATAAAGATATGTATAGAAGCTGCTGTTGAAGCAGCTATATTTATTCAAAACCCTAAATCCACGATGGAGATTGCGGGAGTTGTACATGGAGTAAGACTTTTGTGCGACCAGAATAAAATTGACTGTATTCCAGTTGATAACCGTCATTGGAAGAAATACATTTTGGGAAAGGGTAATTTAAATAAACAGGCAATAAAAGAATTTACTATCGATAAATGGGGAGATGTATTTTCTGAGCAAGATTGGTGTGATGCGGCCTGTATAGCATTATGGATAAAAAGGAGACATAAAGGTGAGCTTTCAGAACTTGAAGGATAAAGGAGTATAAACTATGTTAGGAAAGGGCGGGCTACAAAAAGTAGGCCCAGAGATTAGGCAAGCATTTATAGGACCTGCAAAAAAGAAAATTCGGAAGTATAAAGATACGTTCCCAAAAGATTTGCCTACTATAGAGGATGTAAAAGCTAAACATGGAACGGTTGTGTGGTGTAAGTTTATTGATTGTAAATACAATCAAGAGATAGACGACTTACAACGAACTAGCAGTTCTATAATGAAGAATAAAACATATAAACCTATAGGTGAGCAAGAACATATTTGGGCTAATATATGTACTAAGGATGAGATTTCAATTAAGTTTCAAGAGGTTGAGCCAAATAAAAACACAACTGTTAAAGTTCCTTTTTGTTTTTCAGCGGCTAATAAAACAGCAGGTCATATAGACTTTACTAGATTCTTAAATTCTGATGGAAGCCCATTAGGAGGGAACATTGATTCCCAACATGTGTCCGATGAGGGATATGGAGCCATGGATTCTAATACATTTTATCAATAGGATATTTTATGCCAAAGCGTATACCACAAGAAGTAAAAACTAAAGCTATGGAATTTTTTTTAGAGGGTAAGCCCGCTAGAGAAATTGCGGAAAAAGTTAGTGATACGTTTAACATACAAGTTAAACCTTCAACTATTTATGCATGGGCAAACCAATATAAATGGGGGGAGACTAGAGCGGTTTCAAGAGCTGACGCAGTTCAGAGAGTTAAAGAAACAGAGACTCAACGCTATGCTCGATTACAGGAAGAGCACCTAGATACGTATGAAGGTTTACGTAGGAAGGCATCAGCGGAATTAAATGTTCAAACATTTGATAGGGCATTTGATGCAGCTAAAGCTTTAGATTTAGGAATTAAAGGCGAGAGGGCAGTAATGTCTGGCTTGGTAAGTTTGCAATTTATACAAGATGTTATGGGAGTTCTTGTAGATGAGGTAACCGACCCTGATGTTTTAAGCAGGGTGGCATTAAAATTAAAGGCATTGGTCGAAACAGATAATGAGTAATCAACATTCAACAACCTTTGAAGACGCATTAGCAAGATTAGCTGATGGTCTAGAAGCACGTCAGTCTATTAAGGTAGGAAGTTTCTGGGAATTCTTACGGGATATTTGGAGTTTGTCTTTTGACCATCCTGAATACTTTCAAGCTTGGCATGTTGGTGTAGTTGCTGAAGATGTAGAGAGATGTGTAGAAGAGGGGCTAAACTACGTTGCTATCCTCCCACGCTTCCATTTTAAGTCTACCCTACTAGGACACGCCTTTAGTGTTTGGAGGCTCTTAAAAGCTGGCAGGGACTGCTCTGTGCTATATCTATCTTATAGTGACCATATGGCTAGGTATCATCTTAGTGAGATTAATAAAACTGTAAATAGAAACCCTATTTTAAAAGAATGGATGGTTAATAGGAGTCCTAAAGCAGACTATTCTTTTAGATACTATATAAATAATAGCCCAGTAGAAATAGCTCACGGAGGTTTATTTTCATTTAAAAGAGGTATGCATGTAAATGGAGCTTTAATTGCTGATGACATACTTCGAGACCCAGATAATCCATTAAATATGGGACAAATACATAAGGTTGAAGACCATTTCTTAACTGAATCAATGTATATCCCACT